TCTTGTTCTATTAATTTTTCTCGATCTTTCAACATTGGAATATCTGATAAATACTGGCTCTCATCAAGTAGTTCACAAAACTTAAATAATACATAATAATAATTTAAAAAATTAACACGATAATCCGGACAAGTCTTCGAATAGGGAGCCTGAATTTCCATAAATAGGTTACATAATGTTTCTTCAAGTTCAGGACTAAATACAGGAGGTTTAATTCCCAATTTATTTTTAATAAAAGCAATGTGTTCATAATATTTATTAAAACCAAGCTTCTTTAGAATTTCTTTTGTTTTATAATGTGTTAGTTGATCTAATGTAATTCGTTCCTTTTTAATTTGTTGATGTATTTGATCAATAACATCTTCTGGTATTTGTGTTGTCTCTTTTCCTTGAAATTGAGCAAGAATTTCTTTGAAATGATTAATTTTTTTATAAGCATAAAAACATACTTCTTTAGGTGGCTCTTTATAAGAAGGCTTTTCATTTTCTATTAAATAAGGTATACTAACAGCACATAGATTATTATTACAAATTAGAACACCTTCATCATCCAATGGAATTAACTCACCTTTATAACAACTCTGACAAACATCTATTGATTTCACAAATGCATTCATATCAATAAATGTTTCATCAACATTACTTAAATATTTTTGAACAATATTTTTATTACGATTTTCAGATACTAAATTATCCTTTTCAGGTTGTTGTATCTTAAAGAAATTAAAAAGTTTTTGGCTTTTAGAATTATTACTAATATCACTATATTCATCTTTGTTGTCAATATTTTTCTTATTTTCAAAATATTCAAATATGTATTTAGAATTATCAAGAAAATAATTATTTTTCCTTAATTTTAATTCATTAATGCTATTTTTTATTTCTTTTAGACGGTCTTTAATTTCCATAACTTGTTCAATAGATAAATCTGAATTTTCATTTGTAATTTGTTGAATTAAATGTTGTTTTTCTTCTTTTAATCTAGGAATAATATCATATTCATCTTTTGAAAAATCAGTCATAATCTCTTTGTGTTTTCCATCTAAAGTAGTTGAATACCGTTTAGATACCTTTATTTTTTTTGTGGCTTTTGGTTTAAATGACGGCATACATATATAAATAATTTTTATTTAATTAGATATTTTGAAAAAGAATATATTTTTTGTATTCTAATTTAGAAAATGTTTATTTAAGTTTAAAGATAAAATATTGTTTCAGTTACTATGTTAATGGATATTGATATTAAGATAACAAATAATGAAAAACAATTTGAAAGAGAAATAGATAAAATAAAATTTCAAAAAATGGTATTTTTATATAATGCTTTAGACAATGGTTGGTCAATTAAAAAACGAAATGATTCTTATATTTTTACAAAAAATCATGAAGGGAAAAAAGAAGTATTTGACGAGCAATATTTGTCCATATTTATGTCGGAGAATGTAAACATTAATAATATTTTGAAATAATATGTAGGTATTTAATTAAATTTAATTGTCGTAAAAAATTTAATTAAATTAAAATCCAAAAAATTATTTTCTTTAGGAATAATATAAAATGGGAGGCGGATTAATGCAACTCGTAGCTTACGGAGCTCAGGACGTATACCTTAGAAACCTGTAGGGTAGAAAAACATCGGGGAATATCAAATCAATAAGATATTCATAAAACCCTTTGTGGCATTTGTTAAAAACTTATCCACTGATGTTAATTAGGGAATCTAAATATTTATAAAAATTTAGAAGGAAGACCCCTAGTGAGAAAATCAAACTGCTTGAAACCCCTAAAGCTTATTCTACTAAGCAACTTTTGTGAAAAGGTTGTGGCCAAGATAAAAACCTTGGGTATAGTAAAAATGAATAAGATATTTTGAATTTATTTATAATTCAAATAATGGGCAATGAGCATCCAAGCTTCTTTAAATAAAAAATAAAACAATATAAAATTAAAACAGTATAAATAATTATATAATGGAAGTTCCAAATAAAATAGTAGAAAATAGACAATGTATTAAATGTGATACTAACAAGTGTATTGATAAATTTAGACAATATACTAATGGATCATATTCTAATACTTGTAAAAAGTGTTTAAATGATATGGATAAAATAAGAAAAAAAAATCTAAGACAAAAAAAGTTAGAAAATTGTTTAGCTATATGTGAAAAATGTAATAAAGAAAAAACATTACAAAAATTTGCAAAACTAAAAAAATTCTATAAGAAAAAAATTTGTTTAGAATGTTATCCAGAATTTTTAAGAGAACAAAAAATGGAATGGTGTAAAAATGAACATAATACAAATCTGAACTACAGAATTAAAAAATCATTAGCAGCACGATTACGAAATGTTCTTAATAAATCAGATACTACTATGAATTATATTGGATGTAATATCCAATATTTTAGGGAATGGCTTGAATATAATTTTACAGATGAAATGAACTGGGATAATTATGGATCATTTTGGTCTATAGATCATATAATACCAGTTTGTAAATTTGATTTAACTGTTGAAGATGAAAAGTTTAAATGCTGGAATTGGACAAATATGATGCCAAAAACAGTAAAATATAATTCATCAAAAAAAAATATTGATATGGAACAAATAAATTATATTATTAATAAAATAGAAAAATTTAAAGAAGAAGGTTCAACGACTAAATGGTTTTCGAGTGAATTTATATTAAATAATGAACTAGTTTTCAGTAAACAAGAGTAAAACAAGATAAATTCATTTTAAGATATAGTCTAATCCTTATTGAAAAATAAGGTAGAGGAAATGTACAGGTAACCCTCAAATCACCTTCTGGAAGGTCACTTACAGAAGATATACTAACTTTGCCATCGAATCGATTGAGCAAACTTTCAACGGCCAAGCCGATTTCGGACGAAGAGTCCAGTGCGTTATCTCCAGAAATGGTGATCTTGCCTACAGAACCTATTTACAGGTTACTCTTCCCGAGATTAACCAGCTCATGGGCATTGCCTCATTTGCTGTTGGCGCTGGCTCCGGTGTCTATGCCCGTTGGTTGGACTTCCCCGGTGAGCAGCTTATTGCTCAGGTTGAGGTTGAGATTGGTGGCCAAAGAATTGACCGTCAATATGGTGACTGGATGCACATCTGGAATCAGCTCACCATGACTGCTGAGCAACAACGTGGATACTTCAAGATGATTGGTAACACCACCCAGCTCACCTTCATCACCGATCCCTCTTTCTCTGAGGTCGATGGCCCTTGCGACTCCTTGGCTCCCCGCCAGGTTTGCGCGCCTAGAAACGCCCTCCCTGAGACCACTCTCTACATCCCTCTCCAGTTCTGGTTCTGCACCAACCCCGGTTTGGCTCTCCCCTTGATTGCTCTCCAATACCACGAGGTCAAGATCAACCTTGATATCCGCCCTATTGATGAGTGCTTGTGGGCTGTCACCACCTTGTCCTGCAACTCCAACACTTCCAACCCTATTGCTGCTTCTGGCCAATATGCTCCCGGACGCCCCGTCCCTGCTGCTATTGCCTACAACCAGTCTTTGGTCGCTGCCTCTTTGTACGTCGACTATGTCTTCTTGGACACTGACGAGCGCCGAAGATTTGCCCAGAACCCCCACGAGTACTTGATCACTCAGCTCCAATTCACTGGTGATGAGTCTGTTGGTTCATCTTCTAACAAGATCAAGCTCAACTTCAACCACCCCGTTAAGGAGCTCATCTGGGTTGTCCAGCCCGATCAGAACGTTGATTATTGCTCATCCCTTGTGTGCGATGCTCTCTTGTTCAAGGTCCTTGGTGCCCAGCCCTTCAACTACACTGATGCCATTGATGCGCTCCCCAACGCCATCCATGCTTTCGGTGGCCCCGCCTCTGTTGCTGCTGACTCTCGTGCTTACATTGATGCCCGTGGTCTCTTCAACGATGCTGGTGCTCTTGACTATGACATTCCCTCCGGTTTCACTGGATACTGGCATGGTCCCCAGAACCCCTACAACGAGGCCAACTTGGGAGGTGTCCCTGTTCTCCAGAACCCCGACCTCGGTGTTGACCCCTCTATCCTTGCTGCCCTCAAGGATCTCTCCAATGGTCACCTCGATAACTCCACCGTCTCTGATGCTGGTACCTTCGTTTTGACTGAGACCTCTTTGGACCTCCACTGCTGGGGACAGAACCCCGTCGTCACCGCTAAGCTCCAGCTTAACGGCCAGGACCGCTTCTCTGAGCGTGAAGGAACATACTTCTCTTGGGTCCAGCCTTACCAGGCCCACACCAGAAACCCTGATGAGGGTATTAACGTGTACTCATTTGCTTTGAGACCTGAGGAGCACCAACCCTCTGGAACTTGCAACTTCTCCAGAATAGATAATGCTACCCTCCAGCTTGTCCTCTCCAACGCCACCGTTGAGGGAACCAAGACTGCCAAGGTCCGTGTCTATGCCACCAACTACAACGTTTTGAGAATTATGTCTGGTATGGGAGGCCTTAACCATTTGCGCAAGCGAATAACCAGGGCCGAAAAGCAGTATGCTATAGTAAAGCGACCACTTACTATAGAAAACCATTTTAGCCGTCGCATAAATACACCCAGGCTAACTGCTAGTGACATTTGGAAACAAATGTTGCGACATATCTTGTTGTTCGGGAAACCCCTTATAGCTTTTTCTACCAAGTCTAAATTGGAAACTTTTAGATGGCCGAGAGTAATTAACTCGGGTATGGTAATAATGAAAAAGATTGGGCAATCCGCATGCTTACTACCTAAATTCGCTATGATAGAATATGGTAGGGCGTCAGAGACTGAACGGATATGGGTCAGCAATGAAGGTCTAATCAACCTGAGCTGGCTTAAGATACAGTCCTCCCCATCTGGAAACTTATGGGAAACAGAGTGCTTATTCCAACTAAGCGCAATGTGTTACAAATTATTATATTTTTATCATTGTAATAGCAAAATTGAAATAAAAAATAAATTAAATATTCATAATATAAACATTATATTATGAACTTTGAACAGACAAAAACATACATTGAAACTAATTATACTGTTATTGAATATAATAATGGGCATGTAAAATCTATTGGTAAAGATGCGGGTATATATAAAAATCCTTATTGGAAAATAATAGAAAATGATAAGGAAATAATATATGTGTATTGTGAAACTAACACGCAAATTCAGTTATGTACTGAAAGTTACCAAAAGATAATAGATTATGAGAAAGAACATAATATAAAATTAACTTGGTTTAAGGGAGCTAATGGATATATAGTTGGTAATAATAAGTTATACATTCATCAAATAATTACTGGGTGTTATGGAAATGGTAAAGGAACAAAAAATGTTAGTGTAGACCATATAGACCAAAACCCTTTAAATAATACACTTGAAAATCTTAGAATAGCAACAAGAGAAGAACAAGAACAGAATTCAAAAGGAATCAAAGAAGGAACAACGAGAGAAAGAAAACATAATGCGAGAGATTTACCTGAAGGAATTACACAAGATATGATGCGTAAATATGTAGTATATTATAAAGATTATGCTGATAAAGAAAAAAAGAGATTGCGAGAATATTTTAA